GCCAAACCAGTGCCAGATTCACAATCCAGTTGCAAACTGTGGTGGGCGGTGCGCTTGAGGTTGTTCTGACCGCTGGGCAGGGCTCGCCATGACCGCAGCCATTTTTGAGGCTCATCATAGTCAGCGTAGACATCCAAGGTCATTTTGTAAATGTTGCCATTTTCAAAGTCACCAACAATGGTGTTGCCAATAAAGTTGCATTGGCAGTTAGACCGATGACGGGTAAAAGAACCGTTGTCCCAGCCAGCACGTTCATGCCACGCTTGGGTGGCCACGTCGTAGACCCATGTGGCGTTACCTGTAGGGAACGTCAGCACGTAAAAAGCGTGGCCTTCTTGTTGGTATGTGTAGGCCACCGCGTCTGAAATGTTGCCGTATTGAGCAATTGCATACTCAATGGCGTGGGTTGATACGCGCTGGCCGGTGTAGCCGTTGGCTCGGTAGACGATACCTTGGCCACGGGCATCAGTGCCCAACCAAAACAAACCGTTGTCCAGCTTGGCCACTGAGAACGCAGCCACACAGCCAATTTCGTTGAAAGCACCTTGGATGCGGGTCAACGGGAAGTCGGCCAAGCCAGCGTCGTACCAGACTTCAATTGAGTCGGTGCCAAACATCCATGCTTCACGGTGATCTATGTTGATGGCCACCAAGCCGTCGGGTGAGCCTTCAGTGCTGGCAAAGTCCAGCGGATCGACCGACAGACCATCCAACAGCGACGTCACCCACACCTTTTGGCTGTCGGGCTCATTGAACACAAAATAACCGTCCAAATAGCCTACAGTCACCGCGCCAGGGAAATCTGGGTCAGTGATCTGTTGGAACACATCGGTGACTTCGTTGTAGATGTAGCTGTCAGGGTTGCAAGCAAAGAAAAGCTGGGTTCCGTTGTCAGCAATAGACACGGGGCCCGTGCCGGTCACATTGCCCAAGAAAGTGGGCGCAGATGTCATACCGTCAAGTTTGTAGACCTCATTGCCAGACACCACAAAGATATTTGACCCATTGGTTTGGTGCGCCCAAAGGGCACGAATGGGGCCTGTGCCAATTGTTTGCAAAAATTCCAATCCAGGGCAACGCGTCAAAAAAGCCGCAGTTTTGCCGCCATCTGGCGTGGCTTCTGGGTACAGATTGACCATGCGGTTGTCGGCAGCGTTGATGCTGCGAGCAACGTAGCTGGAGCCAAGAATTGGCGTTTGCATCAGTAATTACCGGCGTAGATGTTGAACCGCTGACGGGAAGACACAATGGCGTAAGGCATGGACATGATGTCGTCAGGATTGTTGATGCGCTTGAGATTGCGCTTGGATGTCATTGCAATGCGTTGCACTTGTGGGCTTGGCTCCACGCCAAACTCAGGCGCAATTTCCATCGCCAAGTTGTAGACAAACGCCCGCAGATAGCCTGGTGGAAACAGGATGTTGGTCACCAAATTGGCAGGCTCACTTAACTTTTGCACACTGATAAAGTGCCATTCCAAGTCCCGTGTAGGCTGCGGGTAAACAGTCATCGTAACGTCAGGGTAGGTCATGTTGACAAAAATGACCTGTGGGTACGTTGATGTGACGGTCTTAACAGCAATGCCGTCGTACTGCTGTTGATTGATAAATTTGATGCCGTAAGACACATTGGTGCCAGCATCGCGGTAGTAGGTGGCGTCATCCAGCAATACAGGCCGGTTGCCTACAAAATTACCTGATGGGCCAAGAGTGCGCGTAATTTGACCCGCAGGCCAAGTAAACGTCTGATCTTGAGTGCTAAAAACAGACAAGCGTTCAGTGTTCCATGAATCAATCATTTGATTCAACGCCATCAGCGTCTTGAGACACGGACGCGGAAGTTGTCTCACCTTCAGCCAACACGCCAAGCAATCGCAATGCTCTATTGATTTGATCGCCAGCGGTATAGATGGCCATGTTTATGCTCCTTGTTCGACCACCTCTGGTGATCGGCTACGACGACGTTTGACTTCCAATTTATTAATTGGCCCCCCCTTAACAATTTCTTGCTGAGGAGGAGTTTTTTGGACGTGTCTTACCCAACCATTTTTTTCATCGTACACAGCCTCTGCTTCTAAACACGCAACTTTTGTTCCGTGCACAGAATGACTCATGTAGATGACTGCCATTTAGCTGACCCGATACACGTTGTAAGTCGCAGTACCTGTTTTATAGAACAACAGCTCGCCTGCTCCGCATGGCGAAGTAGACGCCACAGCGGTTATTGCAAAAGTCATTGTTCCAACTAAGGTAATTCCGGTTCCCGCTACGATTGTCACAACACCACTGGATGTACCAAGGTTCACAATTGCCAGTCTAAAACTAGAACCAACTTTTGCGTTAGTCAGTGTTGCATCAAGCAACGCTGCGGTGGGCAACGTGTAAGACGCTGCTGCTGTTCCAGCAGTTGCAACTAGCACATTGTTTGTGACTTGCGCCACGGTCAATGTTGCTGTAACAGTTGCCGCTTGGGGCGTGATTGACGTAATGTCAATTTCATTAAGGTTGCCGTCACCAAATTGGTAACCGCCGCCGACGGATGCAAGTGCCATGATAATTTCCTTTAAAAAAGTTACTGATTAGCAATCGTAGATATTAACCCCAAATGCGGCAAGCCATTGGTGGGCGGATGGTAGAAAAACCGTAGAGTACATCGATCCGGCAAGGCATCCGATCATTGTTAATATCATAATCACGAATGATACGCAGGCTAATGCCGTTATGCACAGCGCGAGCAGCCATATCGACCCCTTGTGGAAGCAACAAATCAGCAGTGGCAAATGTTATCGCCGACTTTGCATACACCAGATTTTGCGGATAGGCAGTAGACGCTGTACCAACAAAGGTAACGGCAGCATTGTCAGCAGGGAAGCTGTCAACAGTAGCCAAAGCGTTTGTACTGGTGTAAATCGGAGGACTGATAGCCATGTTTGCCAAAGCATTACTAGCGCCAGTTTGTGCAGCAGTTACAACGAATTGCTGTAATGACCCAGTTGACTCCCGTGTTTGTGGATTAACTGCGTACACATTAGCAATCGTAAACACATCACCCGCAGTCACTGTGTCAGTTGCACCAGTAAGGCCGTCAATGCTAATAGTCGCTTGGCCTTGGGTGCTAACAGCACCGTTAACCAAAATCGTACCTGCACGGGAGCCAGTGGTGTGAACCTTAATAGATTGGCTCATGTTGATCTCATCAAAGCCCAACACGCCAGTGCCCATCATGCCGTTCTTGAACTGCTTGCTGATGGTGTCGGTGGGGTTAAAGAAACCAGACATGCCGTTGACCAAACCAGCATTTGCGGCGGGGTTAACGGTGGCATAACGTGGGTTCATTGTTGCTGCATTTTCATTCAACTTTTGTTGAGCTTGCAACAAAACCAACGCGGTATTAGGCGTGGTGCCAGGTGTACCAACAGTGTTAAAAATTGATTTGTACGCGCTAGCAACGTCAGCATCAATGCTGGAAGCCAACTGGCTGATACGAGGTTTCAACACACGCTCTGCAAAGTCGTCCAATTGCATGGTCAATTCAGCAGATGTGAAGTTCACGCCAATGTGCTTTTGTGAAGCAACAGTCAGTGTGGTGAACTGTTCGTTGTCGTCCTGAACTTGCAGAGCGGCACCGTCAGTTACTAAAGTGCGGTCGGGTAAACGGATACGCAGTGTAGAACCGATCTTGGCACCTTCAACAGCAAAGCTGTCGTCGTACTGACGGTCTACGTTTCGGGTGAGCACCAGATTGTTCTCGAGAATCTCAAGAGCTTTGCGGGTGATCATGTCAATCGTTAAGATACTATTAGCCATGAAAAAAGTCCTTTAAAAATTATTTAGCGGTTGGCTTGTGCTTCCCACTTTTTTCGTTGTCTTACTCGGTCAGCTTCAATCCACTGCGAATCCGTCATGGTCTTGGTAGACCGTGGATCAGTAGTGTCATAGGCTGGGCCCCCAGAGGAGCGAGCAGTGACAGGCGAAATCGGTGCTGGCGCAGACGTAGTTCGTTTCACGGGAGGATTACTGGCCATTTTGGCCTCAATTCTCCCTATTTCTTTGGCCTGCACGATAGGCGCAAGACGAGAGATTCGTTCCGCTTCCTTGGGGTTGGCACCGAGGTAGTAAGCTACTTCAGGGCCTATGTCCGAGGCTCGGATCGACTCAGCCATCACGTCGGTAATTGGAAGTTTTGGGTTGTATGCGACTTGTTCAAAGTCATCATATTTAGCCCGCGCTTCTTCTTCCTGTTCGTGATAAGACTCAAGAATTGCAGATTGCTGCCGTGCTTGATCTCGCTGGGCAATAAGTTGTTCAGCTTTCTGGTACGCCAATGCGTCTGCATAGGCTTCAGTGCTTTCAAACTGATCGACCGGCGGGATGTATGCTGGCGCTCTTAGCGTTTGCGTTTCCGCTTGGCGTTGAGTCTGCTCTCTTTCCCACTTACGTTGTTCTCTTGCAAGCCTTTTGCCAATTGCTGCATCAAGTTCATCTTGGGTAAAAACCCTCGACTCTTTTGCTTTAGCAAGCACAAGGCGCTTAACATTTTCTATGATCGGATTGTTGGTGCGGCTGATGATTTTGCTGAAGCCTATCAAGGCCGTCATGGTTTGATTGGCCC